ACATTTTAGCCGAGAATGATGCAACTAAAGAAAGAGCAACATTGCTTAGGGCGTTTGTAAATGATTTCCCTGAATTATTAAAGTTTCTTGATTTAGAGAGAGCAAGTAACGCACAACTACTTGAATTAAAGAAGTTAATGGGTAAGGAGGATTTAACTTCTTTGCAGGAGGCCATAAAGGTTAATAAGCAGAAAATACTACTATTAAATGAAGAATTTAAAGCTAAAGAGGGCCTTTTAGAGAAGCAAAAAGCAAGCTTAGGTAAAGTTGATTCTATAGAAAACAGGCAAGCGGTCTATCAAACCCAACAAAAGATGAAGATTATGAAGAGGGAGCTTCAGGCCTTAAAAAACTCTAACAAGAGTAAGCAGAAAGAAATGTCTGATTATATCTCTAAGCTTGTAACAACAGACAATTTAATAATAAAGGATGGTAAATCATTAAGAAAAACACTACAGCTTCAATACCTACAAGGACTTGCTGATTTTAGAAAGATAAAGGTTGAAGGTGAAAAAGAGGCACAATTAGAGATTGCCAAAGCAAGACTTGAGTTCTTAGAGGACTCCGTAGAATATAATGATATTCTCGCTGATAGTGTACGAGATTATGGAGAGGTTACTCAGGTGGCACAACAAAAGGCCGACTTATTCCTTGATAGCTCTAAGTTTAAGGATAACATATTAAATAGTAAAGATTCTATACAAGACCTTGGGATAGAGCTTGGTGAGATAAGAAAATATGTAAGTAATTTAGAGTCGGCCTTTGTTAAGGCTGGTGATGGTATAAAGGGTATTGGAAATTCCGCTGGGTTTGCTTTAAACAAGACTAAAGACCAGTTTAAGAAGCTCGCAAAGCTTATGGATGAGTATATTGAGAACGAACATCAATCCGCTATAAGACAAGCTGAAACCAAAAGAGATGTTGCTTTAAAATCTAACGATGAGCAAATAGCTTTAATGCAGGCTAATGCAGATAACATTAACTCATTTATAAAAACTGGTAGTAAAGAAGAGTTGGCAAAACTTATTAAGGCAAACAAAAGCAAGTATGCCGCCATCAAAACTTTAACGGCAGAGCAGTACGCTGATGCTACAAATGCAGAGAAGGGTAATAAAACTGAAATGCTTATAATACTTCAAGCCATGCTTGATGAGGAGGCTACGAAATTAACAACAGCCTTTAGTTATCAAGAGGAGTTATATACTAATCACGAAGATACTTTAGCTAAAATAGAAAATCAGAGAGTCCTTAGTTTCGCTCAAGACACTTTTGATGAAACAAACCTTGAGGCAGATGCTTTAGATAGGAGAGAATTAAACTTCTTTAGGGTAATGCAGAAGAGACAAGCTGCAAGTGATTTATTTGCTAAGGCTAAGATAGACTCTATTAAGTCCGATACTCAGAGACAATTATCTGAACTACAATCGTTTTATGGTCAAGATTACGCTAATAATGCAGAGTATTTAAGACAAAAAGAAGAGCTTGAACTTCGGTCTGCAAATAAAATAAATCAGATAAACCAAGATTCACAAGAAGAAAAAGATTCCGATGCTTTAGCTTCCCTGCAAAAAATACAGGAATATTATGGTATGGCGTTTGAAGCCTTCTCTACCTTCTTTGCAAATAAAATGGCTCTTGAAAAGCAAGAAATAAACGACTTCTACGGTTCTAAATCAAAAGATTTAGACACATCCTTAGAAAGAGAGCTTGAATCTCTTGAGGGGAATGAAGAGGCTCAAGAAGATGTAAGAGAAAGGTACGCAATACTTCAAGAGGTTAATGAGGCTAAGAAACAAGAAGCTCTTACTAAAATAAAGAAAAAGCAATTCCAGGTAGATAAGGCTAATGATTTGATTCAGGCTGGTATTAGTGGTGCTATGGCTTTAATTAAAACCGCTGGTAATATTGGATTCCCTGCTATACTTGCAGCAGCACCAATTTTAACTGGTCTTATAGGCCTGCAAATGGCCGCTATAGCTTCTCAGAAGTTTGTTGGGGCTAAGGGGGGAATTATCCCAGGAGAGAAGTTCGCTAATGGTGGCATGGTTTCAGGCCCAAGCCACGCTAACGGAGGTGTTAAGTTTGCTGTAGGCGGAAGAGTATCAGAATTAGAAGGAGGCGAGGCTGTTATAAACAAACGGTCAACAGCAATGTTTAGGTCTCAATTATCTTCTATGAATGAAGCTGGTGGAGGAGTTAGATTTGCAGACGGTGGTGTTATGCCAGGTACTTCAAGTATGATTCAACAGTCAAGTGTAACCAACACCACGCAACAGTTTGATGAGTTGGCACTTAATATAGTTTCAGGGATAAACAATAAACAAGTTACCGTATCAGAGGCCGCAATAACTAATACCCAAACAAGTGTAAGTGTTTCTGAATTAACCGCTAACATATTCTAAATATTTTTTGTATATTTGCTTTATGAAAGATTTGAGAAGATTGTTTTGGCGTTTTATTATCACAGGGAAATTTAATATGGTCTCTGAAGATAAGTTTAATGAAAGGATTAATATATGTAGAACAAACACTTGCGGTTCTTACAAAAAACCCTTAGGACTTAGAGTTTTAGAAAACTGTAACTCTTGTGGCTGCTTCTTAAATGCAAAAGCAAGAATAGATGAGTTTTATATTAAATGTCCAAAAGATTTATGGTAATTAAAAAGATTACACCTTCAGATTTAGAAATCATAAAAGATTCTCTAAATAAAGTAGAGATACCTACAGAAGATAGGCCTTCGCACCTTGAAATACTTTTCTTATTACATCAAGAGTACTTTAACAAAGCTTGGTCAGTAAGCTCAAGAACTTGTGGTAGTTGCGTAAATCAAGTGAAAGGCGGGTTAAAGTCCCTAATTAAAGAACAATATGGCGAATAAAAGACAGGTTGTTTTTGAATTTAGAGATATTCTTTATGATAATCTTATCCCCAGGTTTGGTGAGAATTTCGCCTTAAAAGATGTTTTATATCAATTAGCAGCTATGGGTTTAATCCCCCCAAAGACTTTAAGAAACTATATGATGATACATGATTTTGACAAATTTATAATTCAAAATAAAGGTCATGTGGGGCATACTTTTATAGACATATCAGTTAAGTATGATATATCAGAAAAGCAGGCCAAGAATATAGTTTATAAGCAAAGGAGTAAGTTTAATGCTAACTCAAATATCCGACAAGATTCTTCCCTGAGATAAATGTAATGCTTGGGGTATTAGACCAAATCTTTTTAGCATATATTGTGTGAACATGAGAATCCTCTTTAAATATGGCATCCATAACCCCTTTAACTAAATTATCGACATCAGGTTTTTGCTGGTGAGGTTTATTGAAATATTTTAATTTCTTTTTCTTACTCCAAGACTTAGGCATAGATATATAAAACTCAAGATAAAGCTCATCTTTTAATTCGATGTCAATATCTTTTATCTTTTCATTTAACTCATCTTTATAGGCCCAGTACCTTGTTACGCAAGGCCTCTTCTTCCAAGTGTCAGACCTTGTCATTCTTGGTTTAGAAACGGGTGTTATTTTTATGTTTACCATTATTCTATAATTTTTCGTTTAATTTCCTTTACTTTCCCCATGCCTCGTTGGTAGCCTTCTTCTAAGTCCACCGCACTCTCTCCACATTTACAATAGTCTATATGATGCGTCCTAATGCTGTCAGATAGCTGTATGTCTTTGCAGATTTCACACTGCCAAGTTAGTATGACTCTCATCTCTCTTGTTTTAGTTTTGTATATCGTGTATATCGTGTATATCGTTTATGTGCCACTCACGCAGTTTACTCTCGTAATAATAAGTGCGTTATGAACCGCAAGCCTCACAATCCTCGTCATCTATATCGCAAGTTTCGGGCTGTTCCTTTTCTTCTAAATCAACCAACCAAGAATCAAATGTGTCTTGCTTAGATTCTTCAGCTCTTTCAGATTCTTTTTTTAACTCTTCTTTATCTCTTTCTATCATCATTTGATTTATACCTTTCATTATGCCTCTACCAACTATATCTTTAGTTACTAATTTTTTACAACCAGGACACTTAAAGTTCTTTTTAGTTTTATAATATTTTCTATTACAACAAGATGTAAGCGTTATGTCGTCATCCTTAATTAGATGTCTTTCAAACTCTTCTCTATTAAATTCTTTATTTACCTTCATTCTCCAGGGCTTCAAGTTCAAATTGTAAGTGATGTATGGCTTTCTTTAAGCAATTTTTAGCTGTATCATGCTTACTATATGCACGCAGTATATATGTTGTTGCCGTACCAAGGTTGTAGTTTAAATCAAAATTCTCTACAACTTTTCTTGCTTGATAACCATTTTTACCTTTGTAGTATTCGGGAACTATATCATCAATTTTTTTTGTTTTACAACCCTTACTACACTTCTTGCTACAATCACAGTTTCTTGTGTAATCATAGTAGTATTTACTTTTACAACCCATTGTTATTTATTTTAATTTCATCCTCAAACTCAAAGGCTTTGTTTAACATTGCTATTTTATTCATAGCAATCTTCATGCTTCTATGTATTGCTTGTTGGCTTCTAATTCTTTGAGCAAGACTTTCTACATATCTACCAAGCTCCTCAAGGCTGTCTGTTACATAATATCCCCTACTATTACAGCAAAGACCAACAATTAGTTGTTCTATCCTTATGTGGTGTATTATCTTTCTAAGCCTTGGTTCGCTTATTTTATAATTGGAAGTTTTAAGTTTTTCACAAATAGCTTTATTTGTTATAGAATTTTCTTTTCCAATCTTACCGCTTAAACCTTTTACCACTAAAGGTACAAGGATTTCTGTTTCATACTCGGTAAGCTCGTATGTTATTTCCTCAAATAAGGTTATCATTTGTTTTTAGCTTTTACCTTAAACTTGTTAGTTTCACCTACTTTTTGGGTTATTATCTCAAGGCTGTATGTTTCATCATATACCACACCAACAACTAAAATCTCTCCAGTGCTTTCAATTTCATCTATTTTGTCCTTTAAATTAGATTCAATAAATATACCGCCATTTGCTTCACCCTGTACATTAAGGTTAATAAATGCTCTAATTTTTGGCTCTTGTTTCGTTTCTTTTTCCATCTTAAATGTTTTTACAATTATACGAATATTATTTTACATTTCCAACTGCTTCGACTCGTTAATATATGGAAGGTTGTCGGGGTACTCTGTATATTCGTTATACCTACCGTTCTGTAAGTTATACTTAAATACAGCCTCTCCAATTTCCCCAATATGTC